ATCAATGACTGGAGTTCAGCAGCTAGGACCGGCATCACAGATGCATGACGTTCCTGAAGGTGTGTGTCACTAATAACGTTGCGCGTAACCAAGCTGTCTGAGATGTCAAGATAACCGAAAGAGGACAAAGTTGTCCTCGAACGCATCTCATCCGACATGACTTGCGGCGTGACGAGTTCATCCAGACAAAACGGTTTAATGTCGCGTGCGGCAAGTGCGCCGACATAGGGAATGTGATCCCAGTCGCCACCACCAACAAAAGCATCCCTGAGAACATGATCGCCAAAAACAAATGTGACGGTAGTTGCGCGCGTCAAAGCCACGATGCGGGCGCCGGGACGATTAAAATACCACATAGCCTGAGCATTCGACACATCACCGGCAAGAACGACGCTGGTGGCGCGCATGCCTTGAGAACTACCGATTGTGATTGCATCTTGACCACGGAAACTAAGCGCCTGATGCAAATGTGCCTTAAGATACATGTCGGCAAGTGGAAATGCACCAGCACAATCGGCACGTGGTACGAACACAATTGACCGCGGCCGAGGAGAACGTGTTTGAGCGAAAGCGCGGAAAGCATCGAACGGCAAAAGGCTGTGATAGATCGAGAACGCGTCATGAGGCACTGCATTGGCAACCGGCATGTGAAATCTGCGCGAGACAAAAAGCTCATGAGTCACGTGAGGAAGACCATCTTCGCTAACACGTTGCGTATGATCGCCGAGTAAGATGAGCTTTGCGTTAAACCAATGTGCGATACAACTCCAAGCCACCAAAGTCTGCATGTCCATCGCAAAAGCTTCATCAACAATGACATATTGATACCTGTACGTGTAGCGTGGCACGCGATGTTGCGTGACCACGGTGAAACGCTGGTCAGCCAGTTGTCGCCATTCCGCAGCCAAAGCGTTGGACGGCACGACGACGAGAACGTGCTGCAGGTCGCGTTGAACAAAATACTGCCGAAGCAAAGTTGATTTGGCAGAAGAAGCAACGCCAGATAACACAAGTTGAGGCCAACGAGCAGGACCCCGGACCAACCGCGATTCAAAGAAGTTGCGCAAATGCCTGTCAAGGTCATCGTCACCGAGTGGCACATTAAAGGAGCCTGGACGAGGCATAACACGCGTCACAGTGGGATACAAAGCGATGTCGAGCAACTGAAACAAACCGCGATCTGGAAGGCAAGTCAAGAAACGGCCGCCGCCCAAATTATGTGCAGCGGCAAACGCTCCCTCATTTGCAAATTGATCGAAAAATGCATCAGCGCCTCTAGTCCGAACAGCCGGTGGCGGCCAACAATCACCCTCAAAATTGAGAGGAACATCGGTGATAAGGTGGTCAGGGACATTGATGTTCAGCAGAGAGCAGGCAGGTGCGGCATCCACGTTAAAAAAAGGGCGGACGCACACCGGCATAAACGGGGATCTCAAGCGGCGGTATAGCAACAGGCGGTGGTGTGGCGGCGCGGGACGGTGCGTTGGACAAAACCTCAATGGAGCGAACGTCAGAAACAACAGAACGAATACTCGCTTCATCGACTTCGCGTTCGACCTGAGCAAAGGCTTGGGCGTGATCGACAGCTTGGGCAGGCCGCACAGCAGGCACAACACCAAAATCAACGTACTCCAATTCATCCTCCAACTCTGCGAGGGCAACTCGTGCTGCATCGTCGCGTCGAACCCCGGGGGATGGGAAATTGAAATTGAAGAACGGAGCGACCGGAATGGGTGGTTGGTCAGAATCGTCGATTTCAATATAGCGGAGAATCAAAGCAGTTTCGCGTCCAAAATCACGTGGTGGTGGTGGCACACAATAAACCAAATCGAAATCGTCGAGAGCATGACGTTCAGCGAGTATTTCGATGTCTTCGCGATCACGCCCCCACGGCGTCGGCACGACTTGGGGTGCAAAATGCGGCGTGAGATTGATGACAGGCGGTGGGTCGCAAACATGGGCAAGAGTTTCA